CTCTTGATACACACTCCATTTATTTTTATCTTTATAAACATGAGTATATAACTCTACGGTTTTCTCGTCTGAATCTAATCGTGCTTTGACAGCCTCTACAATTTCTTCTGGTAAACTAGAAGGAGCCAAACTTTCTTTCGTAACAATTTCTAAAACATTTCCCATAGGGTCACGTTTACAAACATATCGTTCTAAAGAAAAAACTCTGAGACCTTCTTCTCCTACATACAACAAAACATTTCCTGCAATAATTAAATGTTTTAGGGCTTCAAAGACTGCAACCCTATCAGCATTTAATTCAATGTCAGTCATAATGGCTCGTTCAATTTGAGATAAGCCACTTTCAATTTCTGTTTTAAGTTGTTGTTCACCTTCTAATTCTTTGATGACGTAATCATCTATTTTCATTCTGAAGAACGGTGAGTTAGGAGGTAAGAGTGCAAGTAAAAGTTTGGATGCAAGGTTATTGACACCTCTAGCGCCAATACCTTGATAGGGAGTAGGATAACGTGTGACATTACTCGCACTCTTTGGCGGGATTAGAGTAGGAAGAGTTAGTTCAGAACTGTCTCTTGCTCGCTCTAAGAAAACTTCACGATTAATCGAACAACTTTGATACCGCCCTTGAGCAGTACCTACGTTTTGGTCATACATAATTAAACTGGTATTTGAACACCACTACCCTTGCTGTTATTTAGCAACGGTATTCTTAAAACATTTCTGCCTCTTCTATTTGAAGCGACAGCTGATGCGTCTGAAGCCCTTCCACTGGATTCAGCAGATGCAGGCGATGCTTGCGTATTCATCTCTGCAGGGGGTCTTGCAGGTGGTGGTGGGTCAGCGGGTTTACTACCGCCTCCTCCGAAAAAACACATTATATGATATTCTCCTCTTGTTCCTTGAGTTGTTGATATAAAAATCGGATGACACTGCGTTGACCTGATTTGAACCAAACCTCTCTATCTGACCATAATAAATCAGCAGATTGCTCAGGAAATCTTTGGTCTAAAGCATCAATTAAACCACTATCTAAGTGAGGTAACTGTAAGATTTCATCAGTGTTATCTTTAAGGTGGTGTTTATTAGACTTTTTAGGCATCTGCTATCTCACCTGCAATAGCTAAGTATCCTGCTCCATCTACATAATCATCTGCATTATGGTTGCCTAATTTTGTTCTAGCTACTTTTAATAAAGCCATCATCATCGCAACATCTCTTGCAGTAAACTCCATATCTTTATAAGCACTCCAAAGTTTGGCTATGTTGGCGTGGTTTAAAAGTTTATCTCCATGAGTTTGATGCCTGTCTTCGCTTACTAAGATAGTTGCGGTATTTAAATAATCGTGTGCTTTCATTAGATACTCCATAGTATTGGTTGATGAGTTTTGGTGTTGTATTCACCATTTCTTAAAATTCTAGCAAGTCTTGCTTGTTCTAAAGCAACCTTGTCAGATAAGTTTTGTTTTTCAAATTGCTTGCAGACTGTATTCCACATTGCAACTAAATCTCCTTTAAGAGGAAGTAAAAGTTTTTCAGCTGTCTTTTCGCCAATGGAAGGACAACCTGTATAACCATCGGTTCTATCTCCAACTAAAGTTTGCTTCATAAAATTATAATCAGCAGTATCTTTATCTATCTCTTCATACACGCCATTACCTTGCATAAAGTAAATAGTGCTAGGGATAGTTTTGAGGTCTTTATCTTTAGTTAAAATAACTTTGTCATAACCATCATCTGTAGTGGCAAGGATGCCTAAGACATCATCTGCTTCACAATTTTTATAAATAACAGTTTCATAATTATCCATCATCCACTGCTTTAAAGGGTTATAAGTCAGGGGTTTTCTCACTGACTTTCTGTTAGATTTATATTCAGGATTAACTTGTCTTCTAAAATTATCCTTGTCCGATAAAGCAATTACAACCTTACCTATAAAACAGACTTCTTCGTAATATGTTAATGTATCCGCTAATTTCGTAATACTCTCTTCTTCACTAGCGTGTAGTGTCCACAAATCATCATCCCACTTAATAGGATATTCACATGATGTGGAGCAGGTGTAAGCTACGATGTCTCCATCGACTAGCAGTTTTCTATTTTTTCTTTGCATAATTTAACTCCTTGTTAATAAATGTTAGTAGTTCTGTTCGTAGCAGTAACTCAGTCATTCCGTTAGAAATTGAATTAACAATGTCTTCTTCGGATGAATCTTTTGATAAATTGTCGAGCCAATAAATGGCGTGCATTAACTCGTGAATGAGAACATTAGCTAACGAGGCACCTCCTCGATTAACCATATCTTCGCTAATAAAAATGGTTCTTAAATTAGAGTGAAAACTTCCTTCTTCTTTACATAATTCATAAGAAAGATGGGTAGGTACAACTTCAATCTTTATTGTTTCGTGACCTATATTAATCTGTGTTGGTAATTTCATATATAATATCTTTGTAAGGAATCAGTATTCCTTTTGTGCGTCTGCCATCTCCAACCATTTTGAAATTGTCTTTATATTTTTTGACGAGTTTCTTTAATCGTTTGACAGGAATGATGATGGAGAAGTATTGAACTTTACCTTTAGTAAAAGTTTGTACCCATATTGATGCTTTAGTAACGCTAAGACCTGAGGGTTTGCCATCTCGTTCTACCTCAATACAAAGGTTTCCTGTCTTATCCCACCAGTTTCGCTCAGATTTGATTTCAATTTTATCACCTGAGTGTCCAATGTTTTTCATAAACTCTTTTTCGTGATGTTGACCGTGTTCTAAGTCAACATCCCAACGAGAGTTATGACAGTATTTTAGTGCGTCATTGCCCAATTGGAGCCTACTTTGTATTCTCCATCAAGCGGACAGTTAAGTTGAAAGACATGTTGTACTTCTTTGATTGAGTGAACTGCAGCTTTGCCAATTTCATCTGCTTTATCAGCGATTACTTGCAACTGCATTTCATCGTGTACGTGTGCAACCATTGAGGCTTTATCTTGAAGATTCAGCCATTTAATTCGAGAATCTAAAAGAATCGTTGCTCGCTTTACTATGATGGCACCACACGATTGTAGTAAGGTATTTAATGCACTGTGAACGGAACGAACAGGGAGTTGTCGTTTATCAATACCATTAAGAAAACCGTATCGTTTTGCTTTAGCTTCCACATCATTCTTGAGGTAGCCTAAAGCGGGATTTTTAGTAAGAAATTGTTTACGTAATTGCTTACCTTCTTTAATACTTCCACCCACAATTTCCCCTAAACGAGTATCTCCTGCTCCATAAATAAAAGCATAGATAAATGTTTTGGCATCATTTCTTGTGGGAAGTCCTGCAGCTTTTTGATTAGCAGTGTGAATGTCTCCTTCTAATAGTTCTTTGACCATTGCTCCGTTATCGAAGGGATAGAGATAATGGGCTAAACAACGGAGTTCTAAACCAGAGACATCCACACCTACTAATTTATAACCATCAGGTACGGAGAATAACTCACGACACTCTTTCCCATAGGGTGCGGAGACTGATGGTACTTGGGCTATGTTGGGAAACTTATGGGTACACCGACCTGTAACTGCTCCATTCGTAATTACTTGTCCGTGTATAAAATTATCTTTAACAACTTTTAACCAAGCAGCGTCACCTTCAGCTAACATCCCAATTCGCTTTTGAATTAATTTATATTCAGCTAATTGTTTTGCTTCAGGATAAGGAAGACTTGCTAAAACAGTTTCATCAATACGAGGTTTGCCTTCTTTGGTAAATTCTTTTGGTTTCCAGTTGTATTTATTTTTTAACCTATCAGCAATATGGTCATTACTATTAGGATTAAAAATAACAGTTTTTGTTTTTTGGACAGGTTTACCTGCCACATATCCTTTAGTTTTGTTATTCCTTTTTGGAACCAAGATACCATCATCTTTTTCCCACTGAGGAAATAATTCTTGTAGTTCATTATATAATTCTCCTCTACGTCTTTGTAGTTGTGTGTAAAGTTCTTGAGCTTTAGGTACATCAAAGAAGAACCCGTGGTCTTCTTGTGATTTAATACAGTTTTGAAATTCGTG